AATGTAGTAGACAAGTTTGATGACTGTTTAGATGAACTTCCAATCTAGAATAGGAGAGGGCAACCTCTCTTTTTTTTATTTCATTTTGCTACGCAGCTTTAACATCTTTATACTTATCTTAATTATATATGATAACAAGGAATGTTTTCCTGGGGGATCCTCCAACAGGTTGCGGAGGATAACACGGAAAACACTTGTTATCATATTATTACTTATGTAAATTTTAAATCTATATATTATGAGAACATTTGCAAAAGTATTTATGGTACTTTGTTATATATTAACAATTGCCAACACCGCAAGTATTTGCCACCACATTGGTTTAGGCAAATATCTAACTGCATTTTGTCTGAGTATATTAGGCCTTGGCATGTTTATGACAGCTGAGATACTCAGAAAAGAATGGAGAGAAGGGAAGCTTTAAGCTTCCTTTTTTTTCTCTAACAACTTTTTTACTAATTTTAAAATAAAAATATGAATCTATTTGTTGTAATACAAGCCATGATACAGAGAAGAGAATTCTGTATACGTGCATTGATAGGAGCAATCATTTATGATGCTGTTGGAGTTTGTTTAGGGTTGGCAATGTGCTAACCCTTTTTTTTCTTTTTCTCATATTGCTTCGCAGCTTTTGGATTCAAACAGCTTCTTACTTAAATGGATTATTAACCATTTTAAATTTTTATTTATGTTTACAGAAACAAAAATGATTGCAGAATTCTGCGCGGAGATTGGCAGTGTTAACCAAGCTGGTAAAACTGTATTTGAGATCAAAACTAATAATGACCCTAACCATAAGAATTATGGTAAGAGACATATTCAGTTTAAAGATGCTCAAAACAGTAAAGCCATGGTTGCTACCAAACTTTCCGCAGAAGACTTAACAGATGCTAGCAAATTGCAAGTATCTTGGTTTGAGTCTCCTGATTCAGATCTGCAAGGGTTTATGGTTCACGGCATAGGTGTTAGCGCATCTTATGACGTGCTGGAGATTGTTATTGGATAACAATATCCTCAAAAACACAGGTAACAGAAATGTTGCTTGTGTTTTTTTTCTTGTATTTCATATTGTTATCACAGCTTTGGGTAACAACTTTTTACTGATAAGGGTTATCAGTAAAAATAACCTGCGGTTAGTGGCCGTTGGCCTTTGGTCATTGGTCATTGGTCAAGACTTTACAATGTGTGCATACCTGCCTTAGAGCAAACATTACTATATGTATATATAATGTAAAAGTATTGTAGAAAAATTTAGTGAAAGTGTGTATGATAATGGTGGTGAGAATCAAACACTCCATCAACATTTGGTCATGAGCTTGGTCACAGATTGTGGTCAATAACACATACTATATAGTATATATGGCTAATACAACATACCTACACTACACAATCTCATACTCACTATGCACACCTATATACTTACTATTATCACTATTATTATAATAGGGAGTTAGACAGCAATATCTTCCGGGAATTTAGTTTTCCGTCAACTATATATACTCTCATCCAAGCAGGTAAACACAATCAGTTATGCTGAGCGTGTGGATATAATACCAAGATAGTAGCATATGAAGCATAGTAATATGTAGAGGCTATCAAATTCAAGGGTTGCAACCTTGTGAGAGTACTATAAATTCCGTAGTCACCTATTTCCTAAAATGTTGTTTAGGGTGATAAATACGTCTGAGATTGAACAACAAATACAGATGACAAGGTATGCTGTATTTAATTGTAATAGCTATGTGTTTGGTTGCGCAAAAACAAACTAAGACAGAGGCTGAAAGTCCATTAGTTAATCCTAATGAGGTGGGTAATGCCCACAACCATAAAACAGATGAGGTTTATAACCAATTGCAAGTGATGTTTGTACCAAAAGTCTGTTTATTGGGTAGTTATTGCAATTTATTAATGTACCATTCCTGATTCCCAAGGTCAGGCAGTTGTAGTAGTAGCTCAAATGTAAAGCTACATCTAGGAGTAGAATGGAGTAATAGGACGCTATTATGGGTCTAGTGACTGCCAAAGTAACTTAATGTCACTTACTACAACTGAGTGCAGAGGGGTAAATACATTACAGTTGTAATAGGGTAATACCTGACTATCAAATGAAAGCCTACAAAGTAGGATGTATTACAGCTGTAGTGTATTAATTAACTTATAGAAACTTTATTTATCCACTTAAAATTATACTTATGGAAGTATTTACAGTAAACAAACGGTTTTGGAATTATGATAGTAGTCATTGGGAGCATTGGATTGAGTCTGCGGTAGTATCTTATCATGCTACAATAGAAGGAGCAAATGCTAAGATATCTTCTCTTCCTGATAAAGATGAAAAGATTACAGATGAGTATGATGATACATATTCTATCTATTTTATATCCTCTATTGTAGTTGAGGATTAACGGTAAACTATATGTTACAAGAGTTTGGAGTCTAGAATGTCTTTTACTTGTAATCCCTTCTTTGACCTTTCTGAGGGTAATCAGAAAGTACTAATGCACCACAACTTACTTCCCAAGGGTGAGCAGTTGTAATAGATAAAAAGTGTTGACTTCAGTATGTTATCAGGCAAGGGAAATAATGCATCCTATGATAATTGACCAAGTTTATGTCTTGAAAGCAGACACTTATATAGGCAGAATGCTTTCTATTACAACTGAGTGCAGAGGGGCCTTTTAACTAGTAACTTAATTAATTATTTATAAATCTCTAAAACCAGAACTTATGAGAAACTTGTCTACAAAAGGGTTGAGCATGTCCCAAGCACAAAGTATTAGTAATCTTTGTAACCAAAATGCTATAGAAATCCAAAGAGAATTGGATTCTTACAACAACTGTAGTAAATCTATTACAGTTGCCGGTCAGGTATATTCATTACAAGATGGAGTGCCTATGCCGGATAACATCCTTGACTTATTGAAAAATAAGGGTGACTTACATGCTGCTCAAGCTTTCTTAATGGAAGCTATCAGGAGTAAAGATGCCATGATATCAAGTATCAAGAATAGTCAGCCTGATTTATCTCACTTAGTTAAACCTGAGAGAGAGTTAATAGATGACTATGAGGTTGAGTATGGTGTTGAAGAGTCATGGGGTTGGACTCAGTTATCTGATGCTGAGTATGCTGAGTATCTTCAAGCTGAAGCTTTAGCTTCTCATCTTGGTCAGTTTATCCATAAAAGTGGTAAACTAACTCAGTTGAGAAAAGAACTACCTAATACTCCTAGTATTGAGTGGTTTGAAGTTGAGGACGGGAAGAAGACTCCAGTGAAGGTGACTAAGCATCATTTAGCTCCTGTCTTGATGAGTGTTCATGAGAATATTGCTGCAGAGCATAGAGTTCATGAGCAACGTGTAAATTATTACAAAGCTAAGGTTAAAAACTTAGTTAGTGATGAGAATGCACGCATTCAGAGAGTTAATGCAGACAAAGCTGCTGAGTTCTTAAAGCTTGAGAAAGAAGCTCATGAGAAATATCAGTTAGCAATGGATGCTTACAATGGTGAGATACTGAGACTTACTATGGAGTTTAATAGTCAACGTGAGTTGGATATTAAAGCTGCTGCAGCATTGAGAATCAATGTTGATCCTAGATTTCAGCATGTAATTGATATGTTCATTACACCTGAGAAATAGTGTACTAATTAGGTGAGTAAGAGATAAGCACAAGCTGATTCTCTTACTCTTTATACCTAGTGACAGGAATCCAGAACAACTAAAATTCAATGGTTAATACCCATTATACAATGAATACTTAATAGTATAAAACCGCTTCTCTTCAAATTATAAAAACTGAGATAGAACTCATCATCAGACAGGTTATGCATAAAAACAAAATATGCAATTGGCTGATAACAATGAGACTTAGTATTTGTATTTGCCTTTGCAGAAGAGAAGGTCTTTGACTTAGTATTTGTATTTGATTTTAGCTATATATTCCTGTCACAAGGTGACTATATATATGATTATTAACTTAGAAAATAAACTTATGATTAAACTTAAAATGGAGATAAATCCAAAAAAGAAAGTAACTAGGATTACCATTAATACTGTAACAGCTGTTGAGTTTTTTGAAGTAGTGGATAATATATTTGATTTCTATGCAACAAATAAGGACAAATATTATAAACACATTAAAAAATTATATAAAGATGTTCTATTTCATGCAAGTGTAGATCATGTTAAGGGTGATACTATGACATTAACAATTATTCTTGAAGGTGTTGTTGATTACACATTAACCCAACTAAAAAACTTTGTAAATAAAAACAACTTCAATAAAATAGTGGATTTTGATTATAAACTAAAAATTCTTAATTAGTAACCAATAAAAAATAATATATGAAAAGAGAAAACTTAAAATGGGCTATTGCATCTGTAGTAGCTTCATTTGCTAGTGGATTGTTTATAGGCTATGTATATGCATATCCAATAGAGCCCAAGCAAACCTACAAGAATGTAGGTGGTAATATTGACATAGAATACTACTTGGAAGTATCTGAAGACTCTATATGGGTTGAAGGTGTTGACAGCAAGAAAGTATACTCTGGTAAATATGCTGACTTGGATTCATTAGTAAATGCCGATAATTTGTAACCAATAAAAATAAGTAATATGATTTCAAACATGATTGCAAACAGAGAGTATGTAGAGAACTTACATGCAGTAGAATCTAATGTTAATTTAAGACTTCTTGTTTCCGCAACAAAGTTTTACAAACAAGACTTAGATTCTAGAACCAAACAACAATTATTTGCTCTTCCCATAGAAGATAAATTATGGTTGTTACAGGAATATAATCAAGAGATTAAATCTTGCCCTCCGGCAGATCTTGATAATATTTACTAGCCTTAATTTCCTGGGTATGAAACCAAACTGCCCATTTAACTTAAATTTATGATTATGAGTAGAGTAGAAAAATTAGAACTGGAAAAGTACAACTATCAAAAGCAAATTGAAGAACTTCATATCTATGAGCCTGATGAGACATGGTATATGCAAGAAAGAGAAAGGCTTGAGTATCTTATTGCATGTATAGAAGATGAAATAGAAAGGGAACTCAGAATAAATGAAGAAGAAGCTAATGTAAGTATGGCATTTCTTATTGCCTTATATGCATTAGTAATAACAGGATTAGCAATTTTAATATTTACATGATGAAAGAACTATTTATGATTTTGGCACTTATGATTGGTAACAATGGTGATTCACAAAAATTACCAAAAGAACTTACACGGTCAGAAAGAAAATTTGTGAAAAATGTCATAGGACTCACAAATGATGTTTTAGTAGATGTAACTAAAAGAAAGGATGGTGTGATTGTAGTAGAATTTTGGAATACTATATGTACATTGACACCAGAAGGATTTATTGATAAAATTTGGATTTTAGAAGATGAAGACTGGGTTTTATTAGCAGAAGAATATTAATTTAATTTGTATATTATGTGGTTAGGAAAACTATTCAAGAAAAAGAAAAAAGGTTATAATACTGATGGTCAGTATAAACTATTGATTATTGATGAAGATGCAGAATTATTGCATCAAAATCTTGGTATTACAGATGAAAGAGTAAAAGAATTACTTGAAATATGTATTGATGCTTATGAAAAGAGTAGTGCTATGCATAGTGCATTAGAGAAAGTTGTCAGTGAATGTGTACATACTAATGAAGTTGTAATGGCTTCATTAATGTTACAGAAAGTGGTTGACAAGCATAACAGCTCAGATAGACTGCATAATTTACTTAAAAACATGTTTGGCCGTGGATAAGTACATGATTAACTCTGTCTTAGGATTTGATCTTAAGGCAGAGATAGTTGATCAGAATGGTGAGCCAGTAAAGAATGGCTTTATCAAAGCTTGTGTTCCCAAAAGGGCTAAAAGAATAAAAACAAGAGTCTTTGATAAAAACTTCTTTACTCATTATAATGAGGAATTATTAGCAAAAATTAGAGATTTAAGAAAATTTGACTAGTTATGAAAATATCTGTGAGTTATGATGAAACTGATGTAGCAAAAGCATTAGGTAAAATTATCAAGGATCCAAATCAAGAGGAACTTGTCAAGTTATTTACTCCAATAATTTCAGGCAATTCACAAATAGTAGAGTATTTCTTTAAGCTGTTAATTGGTAATAAATTACCTGATGTAATACCTAATGGTACTCTGTGTAGGCTTGATGTAGCTGACATTGGCTATGGTATGAATAGAGAGGCTACTAAACAAAAGTATGCTGATCAAGATGATAAAATCATTGTTACTATTGTAAACTTTAGAGGTTATCATGAGTATTCTGATTATACCATTGAATATACTGGAATTACTAATTCTGGTGATATTAGAAAGGATACTACTTATGCAAGTTCTAGAAATTTAGAGGTTATTAAGGAGTTTTAAGAAGTGTATTCTGTGAATATGCTTTTCCTGACCAAAATACGGAGGGGTGAAATTCCCCTCTTTATTGTTTAGCTATATAGTGCTAAATTTTATTAGTTTAAACTTTAGATGTATTATTAAAAGGCTTACATTTACTAGCGTATTTTTTATGCCTGTAATGCAGTATCAACTTCCTAATGGAAAAGTAGTTAATCTTTCAATAGAGGAATATCTTGATCTTACTGATGAAGATGTACAATATCTGATGTCTTTAGACTATGGGGAGCATATCATAGATCCATTTACTGGATCAGCTGTAGAAAAAAACAAACAAGAAAAATATTATGACTTTGATTATCTAACAGATGATGAAAGTGATGATGATGTAATATCTGATGATGACCCATTTGATGATATTATAGACTTAACGGGCCCACTGGATATATAATACCTGAATTGCAATAAAGGTATTAAACACTTATCACTTAGCATGAGTAACTAATGATATAGTAAAAATCTACTCAAACAATCAATTATTTATTTTTTTTATTAATTTTTTAAAACTTAAAGTTATGAACACAACTAAAGTAACAGTTTTGGCTGACCAAACAACAAATGCAGTTATCAATCCAAGTAACAATCCTGAGTATGGATATGTAAAAGTGTCTCAAGTTAGACCTATGATTGATGAGAAAAGTGGATTCTTACGTCCAAGAGTTGTAACAGCATTAATTCCAGGTCTTATTACAGACTTACAATTGATGAGTTTTTATGCTGGTCAACAACTTGATGGTAAAGTAGTTATTGAAGAGTCTTTAGAGCCTTTCAATACTAAGACTCCAGAGCGTGATCTTAAAGTAGCAGGTACTACAGGTATTGTATGTACAGTAGATGGAGCTCCTATCTACCGCAGAACTAAGTTTTCTTTTGATGTAAATGCTCAAGATACTTTTGTTAAACATACAAATGTTGAAGAATTACGTGCTGCATATGCATTACAAGAAGGTAAATCAAGTGCAATAAACAATGCACGTCCAGCTGAAGACTTATCTATCTAAGATAGTCTAAGCTATTAGTTAATATGAGAGGGATAGTAATGTCCCTCTCTTTTTTATTTATGATTAAAATGTATAAAAATGGAAAAGTTAAAACAGGAAATTAAAAATTATCAGTTAAATGCAGGTAAAACTTACATGCAATATGAGACTGACAGATATTCACAGTATCAAAACTATTTGTACAAAAGAGCACTTTATGGTCTGAATGCTCTTTCTGAACAAGAACTGGCTACTATGTGTAGCAAAAAGAAACAAAGGATTGTAAATGTTTATAAGAGAGCTCAAGTAGTAATCAATAAACTTAAACAAGAGTTTACAGTAAAATACACCAATTTTATATTCAAAACTTTGTTTCCAAATAGTCCACTAACAGACTCATTACTAGCATGTTCTGAGCTTGATGAAAAGTTCAAAAATACTCTAACTTTTAAAGATTTAAACATTGGTAAAGATGATATTATTGCTATCTTTATAGCAGAAGGGATCCTTCCTAAAAACTTTTTAAGTTTAGATAAGGACCCAAATCAACTACCAAGATTAAAAAATGAAGTCAAAGCTTAAAGAGTGTGACGGTTGTGGAAAAGAAACTGTCATATGGAAGAACCATGAGGGATTCAAATACTGTAAATATTGCTGGAGTTGCCAAAAAGCCATTAATAATGACAGTTCACAGAAACCAACTGATTATAAAATCCCTCAGGTTTCTTCTAAAAGAAAGAAAAAAGACCAAGAGTATCTCAAATTGAGAGAAAAGCATTTATTGGTGAATAACCTGTGTCAGGTAAAGGTGAATGGATGTAGTCATATGGCTACTGATATTCACCATACCTATGCAGGAGCTAATAGAGATGCTTTTTATCTAGTTCAGAGTACTTGGAAAGCAGTCTGTAGGAATTGTCATGATTGGATACATGCTAATCCTGTAAATGCTAGGACTATGGGATGGTTAAAATAATGTAATATGATTAAAAAAAATAAAAGAAAATGGCAAGAAGAAAAACTGCCAATTATTATGTCTACAGGAATAATAAGAAATCACACAGTTTGTAAAAAGTGTAATATTACTCTTTGTGAAAAAAATGAAATGTTATATGAACGTTCATATAAAGGTGTAAAATATTCCTTAAACATGGGACAATGTAAGGCCTGTCATTCAAAAACAAGTTTTTGTAAATATAAGTATGAAGATCCTATTCTAAATGAGTATTCACTTATTGAATACAAGAGAGTAGCTAAAAAACTGCATCACTTTAGAAATGCAGAAACATATAAAGCAAGATCTAGAGAATTTGCAAGAAATGCTATACTTAACATTAGTGATGACTATTCAAGACTTTGCTTATTATCACACCCATATTTAGATCTTAAAAGATCTGATATAACTCCTGAGATGATTGAGCTTCATAGAAAACAATTAATAGTTAAACGTAAACTTAAAAAACAAGGAATATGGGTAAGGTAAACACAAAACAGATCAAAGATGTTGCTGACAAATCAGAAGTGATTGGCAACAAGGCTTATGAAAATTTTAACAAAGATGGCAAACTTGAAGCTGGGAAGCTTGCAATTGCTGCATTTAAGAATACTCTTTATGCAAACAGTCTTTTAATTAAGACAGAAAAGATCTAAAATATGACAAAGGATCAAGTCCAAGAAGAAGCAATTAAAGCTACTGAAGGTAGACAAAAATGTAGTTTAGTTCTTGGAACAGGTGAAATAATTAATAATTAAAAATAAATAATATGAATGCAAAAGAAAAAGCAAAAACATTACAAAAAAGTACTAATTACCAAGCTAAAAGAATGTATAGTGAGGAAGATTTAAGAGAAGCATTTAGACAAGGTGAAAACAATGTAGGTTATAACAGTAAATATGGTTACATCTTTAAATTAACAGAAAAAGAGTGGTTTGAACAATTTAAAAATTAACCTTTAAATCAGAATAGAATGGAAAGTCAGGTGGCGGAATGGTAAACGCTGAGTTAGAATTGGTATTGGGAGATGCAGTGTGGAAGCTGTACCGCCCGTCAACAAAGCCGCTAACAACCATTACAGGTTCGAATCCTGTCCTGACTACTAACCTTTAAATCAGAATAGAATGAAAACTTCTTATTTATTAGGGACAAGATTCTTGTAAAATTAATTTATTATTTGTATCTTTATACTATGAATATAGATAAAGGATTTGGATACAAAAAATGTGGTATTTATTGTATCAAAAATATTACAAATAATAAGTGTTACATTGGAAGCAGCACTCATATTTATTATAGGCTTAGGAGACATAAATCTGATCTAATAAGACAGGTCCATGCAAATCCTATTTTACAAAATGCTTATAATAAATATGGTGCTGATTCATTTGTGGTGTTCATAATTGAGGAATGCGTTGAAGATGTAGTTTTAGAAAGGGAACAATATTATATTGATACTTTACTTCCTGTTTATAATATAACAAAAGAAGTGATAAACAATAGACCATCTCCTGAGTCTAGATTGAAAATATCTAATACTATGAAAGCTAAAATACAAGCTGGTATTAGAGTCAATCCTATGAATGAAGCTAAAAGAAAACAGATTGATTTGTATGATTGTAATTGCAACTTTATAAAAAGATTTGATTCTTATAATGATGCTGGTAGATATCTTAAAGTACTATACCCAAGATTGACTCCTGATAGTATATCTATTGTTGTTAAGAGCAGAAGAGGTAGGTATAAAGATTACTATCTTATAAAACCAGGTACTGCATGTGACAATAGTAATCCAAGATTTGAATTTGTAAATATTAAAGTGACAGATATTGTTACAAACACAGAAAAAGTATTTAAAAGTTTAAAAGATGTTGCAGAGCATATAGGCTGTAGTAAATCTAGTATACATCTATCAATAAGAAAAAACAGACCTTTATTAAAAAAATTTAAAATTGAGAAATTATGATTAGAGAAGATGTACAAAGAGATGCACTATTAGCTACAGATGGAAAGAGAGTATGTTCTTTAGTATTGGCTACTGGTGTGGGTAAGACTCTAGTTGGTCTTACTCACATGGAACTCAATACTACTCCACTGATGAGATGTCTTGTAGTAGCGCCAAAGAAGGCAATCTTCCAGTCCTGGAAAGATGATGCTGTAAAATTTGGTAAAGAAAATTTATTAGGTAGAATGACATTCGCTACTTACTTAAGTCTGAACAAACACAATCCTAATGATTATGATGCTGTCTATTTGGATGAGATGCATAGTCTATTGGATAGTCACCGGGGATTTCTCCAGTTATTTAGAGGTAAAATTCTAGGTCTAACTGGTACTCCACCTAAGAGAGATTATTCAGAGAAGGGTAAATTAGTAAATGAATTCTGTCCAGTAGTATTTACATTTAAAGCAGATGATGCTGTGGAGAATGGAATACTAAATGACTACCAGATAGTAGTACATCAGTTACAGTTAACTAATAATAAAGTGTATCCGGTCAAGACTGGTAATAAACAGTATCTGTCATCTGAAATAGATAACTATACATATTGGTCTAGAAGACTGGATGTAGGTTCTGGTAATATCCATATGCTTAGAGTTATGAGAATGAAAGCTTTAATGGAGTATCCAAGTAAAGAATTATATACTAAAAAGCTAATGGAAAGTATTAGCACCAAGTGTATTGTATTTGCTAATACTCAAGCACAGGCTGATAAGTTGTGTCCATATAGTTATCATAGTAATAATAAAGAGTCAGAGAATAATTTACTTATGTTTAAGGAAGGGAAAATTAATAAACTTTCTACTGTACTGCAGTTAAATGAGGGTGTGAATATTCCTAATCTTAAACAAGGTATTATTATGCATGCATATGGTAATGAGAGGAAAGCAGCACAGAGAATAGGTAGGTTACTCCGGTTAAATCCAGATGATAAGGCTATTGTGCATATACTATGTTATATGGATACAGTTGATGAAAAATGGGTTAAAGAAGCTTTAGAGAACTTTGACCAGACTAAAATTATTTGGAAAGATTTTAATATTTCATTATATTAGTAGTATGGAAGATGTAAAAACACATAAGTTAGTATTGCATAATGATGATGTTCATGACTTTTTATATGTTATTGCCTGTCTTATAAGGTTCTGTAATCATGATGCTACACAAGCTGAGCAATGTGCTATTACAGTTCATAATAGAGGCAAATGTTCTGTTAAATCTGGTAATTTTCTAGAGATGTTAGAAATTAAAAATGACTTAGAAGATCTAGAATTAAAAACAGAAATTGAAGAATATGAAGGTCATTTGTATTGACTCAGCTAATAAACCCGGTAAAATCCCAATGGAAGAATGGATAGAAGAAGGTGTAGTATACACTGTAGTATCTGTTATAAATATGGGATTACAACCAGGTAAAGTAGGACTTGTACTCAAAGAAGTCCAACTGTCCAAAAAGTCCTTTCCTTATGAGTATTATGATGCAACTAGGTTTTTACCATTAGAAGCATTAGTTGCTAAAGAGAAAAAAGTAGAGGAAAAGGAAGCAGAACTAGATTTAGTATAGTATGGAAGATTATGGTAAAGAAGATGTGTTAACAGCACTTCTTCCTTTGATTACCAAAACTAGAAAAAGAGTTCTTGTTGATCAAAGAAGTTATCTTATTGGAATTCTTGCATATAGATTCATGATGACAGAGCATACAATTGCTAAGACTATTGGATTGCACAGAGATGTTGTTAACTATAACAAAAGACTAGTAAGACAACTTCATGGTGATAAATCATATCAGGAAAATATTTATGTATATGCGCAGATGTTTCCATTTGACTTTAGTACAGTTAATGACCATGTAAAGGTTGGTAGGGCTGTAAGAGTGGAATTAGATTTAGATAGAAGATTTTATAACAAACTAAAAGCAGCAGGTTCTATTCTTGGTCATAGAGACATAAGAGTTACAATTAAATTATTTTTAGAAAAAAGTTTGAAATTATGGGAAGAATGAAGGAAATTTGTATAGAAATTATGGAGGCAAATGGAGGAATACCAGAAGGTATGACTATAGCAGATGTTGCTAGAATGAAAGAGTTAGAAATTTTTGAATGGAAAGAGTATGAGAGAAAAAAAGATAGCTTTAGATTACAATCTTTTGAACAAGAGAATCCAGGAGAGATTGGAAAAGTACAACAAGCAAACAAAAAGTTCTCAGCCCACTACGGACAAGCAAGAGAAGAAAAAAACAGTGAACAATGAAGAAGGTGATTAATTTAGTATTAGCAGTATTGATTACAGGATGTGTTAATGCTCAATGGAGTTATGAAGTTATTAATAATGGTTTTGATGAACCATATAGAATTGCCACAACTCCAGTAAATAATGATGCATATGCTTATATGCTTAATTTGGATAGTGCTGTTGTACTAGCTGTAATAGGAGGTTATTATTGTGATGACTATCCAACTGTAGATGTAGTACTTACAGTAAGTGAAGTTAACAAGAAATTCCAGTTCAATAGTTATAAAAGTAAGTCCTCAGATATTATTTATATAACATGGGACATGGGTGAGAACCCGGAATTTGTAAATGACTTTAAAAGGGCAAGTAACATGAAAATAAGGATAAATGAGAGTTATTGTACTACTGAAGTTTATACTTACAAGATGACTAGTAGTAAAGCAGCATATGACTATATAGCCAAACCGTGAAACACTTTCTAAAATATCTGGTGGTATGGATAAGTCAAAACTTATCCGTACCTTTCTGGATGGTAGGTCATGTACATTTGATGTCTACTATTTATGAGGATATTCATGAAATAATAGCATCTTGTGGTATGAACATACTAGTTGCTATTGGTTTTATTATTGATTATTTAGAAAACAAAAAGAAAGATGAAAGTAATAATTGAATTTTCAGATGAAGATGCTGCATCTGATGCTCAGGTAGC